ATACAGGATCTGGCAACAGATTATGGTAAGCAATTAACTGCATTAACAGCACAACCTATTGATACAGCTAAGTTTGCACCTACAGTTGCAACACAAGACCCATTACAAACACAAGCAGCAACATTAGCAGCATCAGGTATTGGTGCTTATCAACCGTTTGTAACGGCAGCACAACAAGCAGCCACGGACTTTGGAACAGGGATCACGGCAGCACAACAACTTACAGGTACAGGAGCTGGTACAGGAGCAGGTTCTATTGCTTCTTTCATGTCGCCTTACCAACAACAAGTTATTGACACAACATTAGCAGAGTTTGATAGACAAAGAGCTATTCAAGAACAAAACATTAAATCACAACAAGCAGGTTTAGGTGC